TCCGGTCACCGGCAACGGCTGGGGATACCATTCTTCTTGAAGTTGACGTTGATGATTTGACCTCGGGGGCTTTGAGGTTCGCCATAGGTGGTGCAAACAATTACGCCTTGGCGGCGGGAAAATATTCATTCTTGATCCCGGCAACCACTGCCGCCTCCACAATCGGTGTATATGCAGATACTGCCCCGACAAATGCAGTTGTCAGTCGGTTTTCTGCCCGTGTGGTCACCATGCCAGAGGCGCTGACCTTCCTGATGAAGGGAACAATGACGCGAGCAAAAGAGCCAGCTAGCTATGACAATGCCGTTCCGTTCCGATGGAAAGTCGATACCGATAATTACATTGATCTGATCGTCTCAACCTATGGCACATATGCAGGTAAGCCATATTTCCGCAGCAAGATTGGCGGCACCTTGGTTGAAAGATCGGGTCCAGCTGACGCCTTGGCCCTTGGCTCTGAGGAAGCCTTTGCGCTGGCTTTTGTCCTGGACGCCACCCACATCGAAGGCTTTTACAACGGGGTGTCCACCGGGCAGACCGCCCACGTTGGCATGGCTGCCCTTTTGGCGGCGCCTTTGCAGATCTTCCCAGTGGGCAGCGCCACGCTCAAAGACTTCCGGCTATGGCCCGAGGCGCTCCCCAGCGCGGATTTGTTGGAGGCTACCGCATGATCATCCAGGACAAAAACGGCACAGAATTCGAAGCATTTGCCGAGGCGCAGACCACCGGGCGCGTTGAGGTGATTGACTTCATGGTCTCAGCCCCAAGCCGCGAGACCCTTGAACAGGTGGCCCTGGCGTCAAACCTGATGGTTCAGGACGCAGACGGCACCCTGCGGGATGCGCCAAACTGTGTCAGCTCCTGGATCGGAAACCCCGCTCCTGGGGCTGACTACCTGGTCAACTGGCGTCTGGGACCGCGTGACAAGCTGGGGCGCGATGAGGACGGTTATGAGCTGTGGCAGCTCACCTGCGCCGCCTGGGCGCAACAGGGCGTCACCGTGCAGCTCTCCGACACCCTGCGCGCATATGAGCTGAATGGGGTGCGCCAGATCGACGGCAAGGCGCTGCAGACACCGCACCGGGTCTGGGCGGAGTAGTCGTAAGGGCTTCCGGGGGTGAAAATAGCCAGAGGCAAGGCTGCAGCCAGTCTGCGAATTTGATGTCAAATCTACGGGCGCCCGTGACTGGCGTCGGTTAGCGAAGAGGTCAAAATTGCATGTCGCAGCCAACAATTACCAAAAACATTTCGCTGGGCACAATTCTGAGCCTGGCCACAATCCTCACCTCCCTTGCCTTTGCATGGGGACAGTTCAACACGCGCATGTCTGTGACCGAGGCGACGATCAACCGTCTCGAGGGGCAAGTTGTTGCCCTGGATGACTTTCGGCGGCTCGAGGATCAGCTCGAGAGTATCAATCCCCGCCTGCGGCAAGTCGAGCAGCGGATTAGCGCTCAAGACGCCACTCTCGACCGCATTCTCGAAACGCTGGTCGATATCCGGGCGCGGCTCGACCGGCGCTCAGCCCCATCCAGCTATTTCCCCGACACTCAATAGGAGTTGACTATGAAACTACTTCCCAACTGGAAATCAGTGCTGGCCGGGTCTTGGTCGGTCTGGTTGATCGCCTTGGCCTGCATCTTGTCTGCTGTGCCCGTCTTTGTATCTCTGGTTTCGCCAGGGGTGCTGGGTGTTGATCCGGTGAAGTTCGCCGCTGCAGCTGCACTGGTGAACGCATTGGCCATTCCAGCGCGCATCATCGCGCAAGCGGGGCTGTCTGACGCTCTCAGCACCTTTCGCAGTGATACCAGTGGGGCGATGCGCAAACGGGCTGCAGTTGGCCTTGGCGCGGGCGCTCTGGTGATCTCAATGGCAACTCCCTTTATTGCGCATTGGGAAGGCGTCCGACTTGAGGCATATCGCGACATTGTGGGCGTTCCGACGATCTGCTTTGGCGACACGCACGGGGTCAAGATGGGTCAGCGGGCAAGCATGCCGGAATGCGTCGACCGCTTAGAGGCTGATGTGCAGATGTTTTACGGCGAGATTGGCCGCTGCATGACAAACCCCGGCATTCCGGCTGGTGTTCAGGCATCAATGCTTGAGTTGGCGTTCAATGTTGGATCTGGCCCGGTATGTCGGTCAACCATGATGCGGCTTGCCAACGCAGGGCAATACCGCCAGGCCTGCAATGAGCTGAACCGCTGGGTACGTGCTGGGGGCAAGCGTGTTCGGGGGCTGGAAAACCGGCGCGCTGATAGCAAGCGGGCGCTTTGCATGAAGGGTCTGGGCTGATGAATTGGCAGGCCTGCACTCTGGGGCTGCTGGTGCTGGTGTCCTGCGGCTCGCCTGTTGGGAAACTGGCAGGGCTCGCAGCTGGCGGGCCGAATGTCGCTGCCAATGTGCAGGCCGGGCGCACCAATGCCCAGACCCTGGGCGCCGCCGATTTTTCAGATCAGCGCGTCACCCGTTCCCAAGCCAGATCAATCGAGCAGAGTGCAGGCCGAACCGGTGTTCGCAGCGAGAGCGTCGAGACGTTGATCGTGCGCGAAGATCCACCGGCTTGGCTGCTGTTGCTTGCTTTGGTTGGCTGGCTGGCTCCGACGCCGCGCCAGATCGGTATGGCCACCTGGTCAGGTGCCCGCCGCATGTTTTTGCGGGTCCTTCCCGGGGGGTGACGCTCTGTGGGTATGAATATGCGCGGAAATTTATGTGTGCGTGCCGCTGGGGGAGGGGGTTGTTGTTTATATAGATCGCGCAACCCACTGAAACAAAAAGACGATCTGGATTATGAATATAAAAACAAGGCCCTGTTTGGGTAAATGCCTGTTTCTATTCGTCAGGGGGTCAAGTGGCTGTAAAGAAAACAAAAACGCGCGGTCGAGTAGTAAACCGCACCGAGTTGGCCGAAATCAACGGCGTGTCACTGCCGACCATTGAAAGCTGGGTGCGGCGCGGTTGCCCTGTTGTCCAGCGTGGCGGGCGGGGCCGGGCTTGGCAATTCAACACTGCCGAGGTTCGAAGCTGGCGCGAAGACGATATCAGAGCCGAGTCCAGCCAAGCAACAAATGCCACAAAAGAGCAGCTGCTCTTGCGCAAGCTGGCTGCCGAAACAGAACAGGCTGAACTGGATCTTGCAAAATCCAAAGATGAGGTCGTGCCTGTTGAGCAGCTGGAACGTGCCATGGTCAAGGCCTTTGGCGAGGTACGCGCAGGCATGCGCAATGTGGTGCCGGGCCGGGCCGCGAGCCGGTTGCTGGGCGAAACGGATGAGACCAATTTTAAGGCGGTGTTGCTGGAAGAAATCGACCACGCGCTCGAGGCCCTGGCTGATAGCGATCTGATCAACGAAACCGATCTGGACCGCGAAGAGGAAGAGGACGACGGCGAGGACAAGGCGGTGGATAGTGTGTGAACGCCCGGGCTGACTTTTCCAATTCCCGCGCGGTAGTCCGGTCTTCAAGGCGAGCCCGCAACTATCTGCGACCACCCCCAAACCTGCTGCCATCGGAATGGGCAGAGGCAAATATCAAGATCCCGGTCGGCAATGCCGTGCCGGGTCCTATGCGGTTCGACAACGCGCCTTACCAGCGTGAAGTGATCGACATGACCGCAAACCCGCGATGCGAGCGCATTTCGCTGATGTGGGGCGCGCAGGTTGGAAAGACGCAAACGGCTTTGGCGGCGCAGGGGTATCGGATCGAATTTGATCCTGTTTCCCAAATGATGATGCAGCCGAGCCAGGGGGATTTGACCACCTGGCTTGAGACCAAGTTCAACCCGATGGTCGAGGCCAATGAGGGCCTGCAGAATGTCCTGGCCAAGCCGCGCGGGCGGGATGGGGTGAACAACCAACGTATGAAGAGCTACCCGGGCGGGTTCCTCATGTTCAGCTGGTCCGGTTCGCCCAAAACCATGCGCGGGCGGTCGGCGCCGTTTATCGTTTGCGATGAGACAGACGGCTATGATCGCACCAGCGAGGGCCACCCGGTCGGCCTGCTGTGGCAGCGCGCCGCCACCTTTGGCGATCAGCGGCTCTTGCTCGAGATCAGCACCCCAACAATCAAGGGCGAAAGCCATATTGAGACCGCTTTTGAGCAGGGTGACCAGCGGTATTTTCACGTTGTCTGCCCTCATTGCGGCCATGTGCAAAAGCTCACATGGGGGCAGGTGGACTGGGAAAAAGACGAAAACGGGGAACACCTGCCGGAAACCGCAACCTATCTCTGTGCGGCAGACGGTTGCGGAACGGCCTGGAACGACGCCGAGCGCCGGGCCGCGATCCGCAACGCAGAAAAACAGGGCGGTGGATGGATCGCCAAGAAACCCTTTAGGGGCCATGCCTCTTATCACCTGTCTGAGCTATACAGCTGTTTTCGTCGCCTAAAAGATATTGTGCAGAGCTTTCTGGACAAGAAAGCCGCAGGCGATCTGCAGACCTTTGTAAACGTCTCTCTGGCGGAAACCTGGGAAGAGGCAGGCGATAAGCTCGAGGCCGCCGATTTGATGGCCCGGGCCGAGAAGTTCAGCGCACCGGCGCCGCGTGGCGTGGGTGTGATTACCGCAGGCGTCGACATGCAGGGCGACCGGCTCGAGGTGGAAGTTGTTGGCTGGGGCCTGGGAGAGGAATCCTGGTCCCTTGGTTACCACGTTTTGTGGGGCGACCCCCTGCGCTCCGAGGTCTGGGACGAGCTGGACGAATTGCTTGATGATAGCTGGACCCATGAGAACGGCAGTGAGTTGCGGATCTCAGCTATTGCTCTGGATACCGGGGGCACGGTTGGGGGCTACACCCAGGCGGCCTATGACTATGCCCGCACCCGGTTGGGGCGCAAGGTCTTTGCCATCAAAGGTGTTGGTGGTTGGGGGCGGCAAATTGTGGGCGCGCCCAGCAAGATCCGTCAGCGCGGCAAACGCCCGGTGCAACTGTTCTCTGTCGGTGTTGACGAGGCAAAAGTCGTGGTTGCGCAAAGGGCGCGGATTGCGGGTCCCGGGCCTGGTTACAACCACTTTCCAGAGGATCGTGACCCAAACTGGTTTGACATGTTCACCGCAGAAAGCTTGCGCACCAAATACCTAAAGGGCTTTCCTATTCGGGAATGGCACAGCCTGCGCCCGCGCAACGAGGCCTTTGACTGCCGGGTCTATGCCTTGGCCGCGTTGAAGATCCTCAACCCCAATATTGCCCGTTTGGTAAAGGCCCTGGAAGTCGAAGACGAAGAGATCGAGGCCCCGGTCGAAACTGAGCCCCAGAAAGAGCCGGAGGAAAAAGAGCCAGAGGTCACGCCGCCCCAAAAGCCGCAGGCTACGGGAAAGCGCGTCTGGAAGCCGAAGAGCAAAAGGCGACGACGCGGCATCTGAATAGGGCAATATCGTGAGCGCAATTCCTGGCGAAATCGGTGCGGGTGTCACCTTTCGGGCGACTGTATCTTTGCCGGTCTACCCGGCCCCCGAGTGGTCGGTTGACCTCATTCTGCGAGGCCCGGGTCAGATTGATCTGGCCAGCGCAGCGGATGGCGATAATCACGCTTTCCATGCGGCTGCGGCGGCCACCAAAGACTGGGTGCCCGGTCACTACCGCTATGAATTGCGGGCAAGCGACGGCGTGGATGTGGTCACCGTCGAGACCGGCGAGACGCGGATTGCGCCAGATCTGGCAGCGATAGACCAGAGCCATGATGGCCGGGACCATGTGCGCAAAGTGCTGGATGCGGTCGAGGCGGTGATCGAGAACCGCGCGACCATCGACCAGCAAAGCTACCAGATCAACAACCGCTCTCTGCAGCGCACGCCCATGAATGAATTGATGCGGCTGCGAGACCGCTACAGAGCCGAATTGCGTCAACAGAAACGAGGCGGCAAACGCGGCGGACTTGGCCCGCAGATCAAGGTGCGGTTCAAATGATCGGCGGATTTTTCAGACGCTCTGCACCAGTTGCAGAAGAACCTAAGCGGGTTTCTCCGCCAGCACTTTACCGGCCTCGCCGTTCCGGTGCGACTCGGTTCATGGACGCGGGCCAATCAGATCGGATGACAAGCGGTTGGACGAATAGCCCTCTGCCTGCGGATCAGATTATTCGCCGCAATTGGCGCACTCTTGTTGCCAGGTCTCGAGAGCAAGCGGTCAACAATCCATATGGTAAGGCGTTCCAACGCAGCGCGCGGCGCAATGTGATTGGCCCCAAGGGGTTCATCCTGCAGGCGCGTGTAAAGGACGAAGACGGCAAGCTCGATAAAGGGGCAAACAAAGCGATTGAGGCGGCTTTCAAAAAGTGGAGCCGTGCGGGCAATTGTGATGTGACAGGCCGCCGTTCTTTCCGGCAGATCCAGAAAGCCTTGATGAATGGTCTGGTGACAGACGGCGAATTTATGTTGCGCTTTGTTTATGGTGCCGACGCTGGCCCCTGGGGCTTTGCTATCCAAGTGCTGGACCCGATGCGCTGCCCCGTCGATATGGATGAAGAACGCCGCCCAGGCGGGGGGTTTATTCGGGCGGGCATCGAGTACAGCAAGTTGGGCCGTCCCGTTGCCTATTACTTCACAACGCTGAGCCCAAACGAATCCGATTACCACTATGGCAACCGCAACTTTGTCCGAGTGCCGGCCGATGAGATCGTGCATTGGTTTGAAGAGGATATTGTCGGCCAAAAGCGTGGTCTGCCTTGGATGGCAACGGCGCTGTGGCGCATGCACCAGCTGGGGGAGTTTGAAAAAGCTACGCTTGTTGCTGCCCGCGAAGGGGCCAACAAGCTGGGGTTTATCGAGTGGGCCGAGGGCACCGGGCCGGAGTTGGAAGAGGGCACCGAAGCCGAAGATATCGAAATCGAAAGCGAGGCTGGAACTCTACAGACCTTGCCAGAAGGGGCCAGTTTCAAAAGCCATGATCCGCAATTTCCAAGCGGTGAGGCGGCGGTGTTTTCCAAGCATATGCTGCGTGGAATCGCCAGCGGCCTGGGGTCTGCCTACAACGATTTGGCCAATGACCTGGAAGGCGTGAACCTATCCAGCATTCGTCATGGTGTATTGAGCGAGCGCGATAATTGGCAGGAAATCCAAGAGAGCTTGATTGAGGCCTTTTGCCTGCCGTTGTTTGATCGCTGGCTCGCGCATTCTCTTCTGTCTGGGCGCATCCAGTTGGAAAACGGATCACCCCTGCCAGCTGCCAAGCGGCAAAAGTTTCTGGCCGTCGAGTTCCTGCCGCGTCGCTGGGCCTGGATCGACCCGGCCAAGGACGTAAAGGCAGATGCCGAAGCGGTCGACAATCTGTTCAAACCACGCGGCCAGGTGATCCGAGAACGCGGGCGCGATCCTGGTGAGGTCTATGCCGAGATCGCGGCGGATATCGACGACATGCGCGAGGCAGGCATTCCAGAGGAAGTCATTACCGCGTTGATCACAGCAAAAGCAAAAGGAGGTCAGGGCAATGGCCAGCAAGGCAACACCCCCAAAACCGGAACGCCCGGCAGCGGTTCCGAAGAAGACGGCGAAACCGATTGACCTGGTTGGTCGCTCGCTGACACGGGCGATTACACCAGAGCAGATCAACGCAGGTGAACAAGGCACCTGCCGAGGCCTTATGCGTGTGGTCGAGGTGCGTGAGGTCGATGAGGAAAACCGCACGGTTGAACTGGCCTTTTCCAGCACCACGCCAGTTGGGCGTTGGTTTGGTGATGAGGTGCTTTCTCACAAGCGCGGGGCCGTGAAGCTTGGTCGCCTGAAGAACGGCGGCGCGCTGCTGGTTGGGCACGATTGGGATGATCAAATCGGCGTGGTGGAAAGTGCGCGCATTGATAGCGACCAAGTGGGGCGTGCGGTGGTGCGCTTTGGCAAGAGCGCCCGCGCACAAGAGATTTTTCAGGACGTGGCAGACGGTATCCGGCGCCATGTTTCGGTTGGCTACACCGTGCGCAAGATCGACCGGGAGGTGCGCGACGGCCAGGCCGACCTGATCACTGTCACCGAATGGGAGCCCTTCGAGATTTCAATCGTGTCGGTGCCTGCAGATCAAAGCGTTGGTGTTGGCCGTGAAATGGAAAATCCGCCAGAGGGCGGCAGCGAACCTGCAGGGCAAACTGTGGGGGAAGGTACGGGCGCGGATGGCTTGCCCGCTGAAACAGGACAGAGGACGCAAGAGATGAAAACTATCATCACCCGCGATGCCAAGGGTAACAAGGTTCGCGCGAAAGTTGACGAAAACGGCGATATCGTCGAAGTGCTGGAAGTGCTGGAGCGCGCCGAACATGGGCCGGGCAATGGCCAGGACAGCGCCGCCTTGATCGCGCGTGGTCGTGAGCAGGAACAGGCCCGGGTGCGTGAGTTGAATGAGCTTGGCGCTGAGTACAATGCACCCGAGTTGGCGGTTCGGGCGATCAATGATGGTTCTGGCGTCGAAGACATGCGCGATCAGCTGCTTGACCATTTGCACAGTCGCAGCAGCCAGCGCCAAATCTCCGATGACAGCAATATTGGCCTGACGGATGAAGAGGCCGGGAATTTCTCGTTCATGCGTGCGATCCGTGCGCTTGTTGATCCTGGTAACCAACGCCTGCAGGAAGAGGCTGCATTCGAACGTGAAGCCTCAGACGCAGCCGCCCAGCAGATGGGGCGCGATGCTCAAGGAATCATGGTTCCTACCGAGGTTTTGACCCGTGCGTTGAGTTCCAGCACTGCGGGCGGGACTGGGGAAACTGGCGGTTACGCTATCGCAAACCCCCTTCTGGCGCAGAGCTTTGTTGAGATGCTGCGCAACCGCTCCGTTCTGATGGGCATGGCCACCCCTCTGGGTGGTCTGATCGGCAACCCTGATATTCCGACGCAGGAAGGCGGTGCGCAAGGCTACTGGATCGGCGAAGATGATGATGCGCCAGAAGGCACCCAGGTTCTTGGCCAGCGTCAGCTGAGCCCCAAGACGGTTGCGGCTTTTTCTGAGTTGACCCGGCGCTTCCTGAAACAGACCAGCATTGACGGTGAAGCACTGGTTCGCCGAGATCTGGCAAGCGCTCTGGCTCTTACCATCGACAAGGCCGGGTTCTACGGCTCTGGCGTTGGCAATGAGCCTCTGGGGATCAAGAACACCAATGGTGTGAACGTGATTGATTTTGGTGGCGCGGGTTCTGGCGGCGGTGTTGCTTTGCCGACCTGGAAAGAGGTCATTGCCATGGAGACAGAAATCTCTGCTGACAATGCCGATGTGAACTCTATGGCCTATGCTCTCAACGCTCGTATGCGCGGGCATTTCAAGAGCACCGAGAAATTTGCTGGCACCAGCGGCCAGCCGATTTGGGAAGGTGGCAATACCGTCAACGGTTACCGGCCAGAGGTTACCAATCAGATTGCAACCGGCGATCTGTTCTTTGGTAACTTCGCGGATCTGGTCATTGGCATGTGGGGTGGCCTTGATATCACGGTTGATCCTTACACCCATAGCCGCAAGGGGCGTTTGCGCATCGTGACGATGCAGGACGTGGATTTTGTTATCCGCCAGGCGGCAAGCTTCTGCTACGGCTCCGACGCCACTTAAGCCGCTGACAATTATTCTGGCGGGCTGATTGGCCCGCCTCTTTTTGACGACGAAACAGAGGGCTCGAAATGACCAAAACCCAAGTATCCAAAAGTGACTTTACCGTCGCGAGTGCCTTCGTTTGGGAGGGCAAAATCGTGTCTCCTGGCGCGCCGCTTTCCCTGACCAAGGCCCAGGCAATTCCGCTGGAACAACGCGGCAAGATTGAACCTGGCAAGCCGACCGTCAAAGCGAAGGCGGCAGCGGCAAAGTCGGCAGCTGCGGCAAAGTCCGATGATGAGGCCAGCGACGACTGATGCCCAGCCCTGCCTGGGATAATCTAGACGCCTTCCTGCAGGCTGATGACTTTGCCATAGAGGCAACGGTCACACCGCAGGGAGGCGTTTCGCGTGTCGTCTCGGGCATCTTTGATGAGCCCTATCTAAACACCCAGATTGGGGAGTTTGAGTTAGACGCCAGTCAACCGCGGCTAACTTGCAAGGCCGCTGACGTGCCGGATCTGCAAGCCAAAGATGAGGTCCAGATCGGCGGGCAGGTCTACTATCTTTTGACCGGCCCGCAATTCGACGGAACTGGAATGGCGGTGTTGAGCCTGGCTAAGGCATAAGGTGCAGACATGCTGGCATTTGAGTTTGACGCGAGAGAGCTGAAACGGATTGCTGACGAGGTGGGCGCCAGCGAGAAAGACCTGCAGTTTGCCTATTCCCGTGCCCTGCGCCGAACTGCCCAGGCCATGAAGACCCGCGCGCGCAAGGGGCTGCGCACCAAGCTGCAGCTGCGCACGGCTGGCGAGCTGCGCAAACGGTTGCAGGGGTTCCGGTTTAAACGCGGCAAGGGCCTGGGTGAGGTCAAGATGTGGTTTGGCCTAAATGACATGCGTGTATCAGCTTTCAAAGGCCGGGCCGCGCAGACTGCTGGTGGCGCCTCCTTTGGTGGCCACGACTTTGCCGGGGCTTTCGTTGCCAAAAACGCAAAGGGCCGCAGGACTGTCATGCGGCGGGTCACTGGCAAGGCCTGGCCCATTCGTGAAGAACGGGCACCTATCGAAGACGAGGCCCAGATCTTTATTGAAGACGAGGTTTTCGACGAGATCGAAGAGGTGTTTTTCAAGAACTTTACCGCAGAGGTGCGAGCCCGCACCATCTATGGCGTAGGGAGCGCATAGACCATGGCGAACAATCTGGACCTTTCAGCCCTGCATGACTCCATTCTGGATGCTATCAGGCTGCAGTTTCCTGACCTGCAAACCGTCGAAGACTATGACGCAGACCGCAAAGATTTGCAGGTGCCTGCCGTTTTGCTCGAGCTGGTGGATATGGAAGGTGCCCCAGATGATGACCCGGGCACCGGCCAGCTGCCGGTGGTGACCAAATGGGCAGCAAGGGTGGTGTTTGCCTTTCATCAGGAAAACGTAAAGCGGGAGGTCCGCAACCTGTCTGCAGCGGTGGGGGTGCTGGTTCATCAGAACCGTTGGGGGCAGCGAGTGAGCCCGGCACAGGTGACTGTCATTGGGCCTGACGCTTTCGACCCTGCTTTTGACAAGTTTGAAGTGTGGGCAGTTGAGTGGGATCAACAGGTGGATCTGGGTGCAAACATCTGGGCGGGCGAAGGCGTAACACCTCAAACGGTTTCCATTGGCTTTGCCCCAGATATTGGCCCAGGCAATGAGGCCAATTACTCCGATATTTCAGGCGGTGACGAATGAGCTACACAGCAGCAGAAAACGAGCGATCGCGCGAGGGCATTGTCAAGTTTGGCAGGGTCACGGCAGTCGATGCAGGAACCGCACGGGCCAAGGT